TGTATAGACAACCAAATCACCTGGTGTTCCATTACGGGACGCTGGTGGCTCATTTACTAAGAAGGGTTTAGATGAAACCCATGGTATTTTGAGAGTAGCCGAAGAATCACAATTAATATCCAAGTCCACATGGGACATCTGGGTCAACTGTATTCTAGAGTTAGCTCTCATATTAGTTAAATTAGTGGCGGATACAGAACCATGTGTGGGGTGAAAGGCCATAGATATTAACCCAGAATCAAATCTTGATCCATTAACACGCATTGTAAATACTGTCGTAAATCTCATACCATAAATACCATTTGTTTTATTAAACCAAATACCGTTAGCAGTATTGAATACAAAGGATGTAATATCAGTTCTAGATAAAACGGAAATAACACCCTGAGCAATGGTACTGTCTAAATAAACAATAGGTCTGGCCAAAAATTGTTTTATATCTTGGTTAATGTTCTGCATAGTTGATGAAACACTAATAGGAATTGTTTTCATAGCAGGTTTCATAACAGAAACATTGTTCCCTTTATCAATAAAGTGAGTTGTAGCATTGTCATCAACCATCTCGGCAGACAATACTTGTACTGAATTGGCTTCTCCACTCTGGAAGAAAATATTTGTTGTTGTTAATTGTTGTGGCTTGTAATTTTTTACGGAGTCAGACATCCCCAAGCGTAAGGACCGGTGCTCAACATCGTTAATTGTTTTAGTTGTACTGTTCATGTTTTTAAAAATAGCTAAAGTTTTACAAGCTATTAGTAGGCGCAAAATACCATAACTTGGTTCCGTTAATGTGTTACAAACAGCCTCATTTTCCCACACATAAAAGAAAATGAAGCACCGTCAATACACATAATTGAGAGACAAAATGTCACTCAAATTATGGCCATAAGATGTTATCAAAGGTGTTCTGGGAAACTTCTTCTCAAAAACCTCAATAATATAAGGGGCATGCTCATCATAAACCTCACGACCCCATAATGCCAAATGACGCAAGCACCACTGAACATTGTCAATTGTTATCTGTGTGGAATTCTTCCTCCTAGTCCAGCCTGGGGTGGTTAAAATGACACCCAATTCTAAAGCTGGGACATACATACCATTTTCATCACAATACCTGTACTTATTCTTAAGAAACGTTATATCACTTAGAACACGCAATGGTATTATAGACCCATCCTTAAGATCTGACGTATAAGTCAATCCCAGTTTCGCCATATACGGTATAATTATCTGGTCGTTAAATTTATCCCGATAATCAGGAGACACTGAACCATGAACATCATCCCCAAAAGTGCATAAATACACACTATTATTAAAAATCTCATTGGCGTTTCTGTTAAACCCAAAAATGTCGTTCCAGCAATAACGAAAAGAGAATAAATTGTACAAGCAATTAACAATAGTAGTGAGAGGGTGACCACTAGGCAATGAGTCAACCCATTCATACACGTGATTTATATGGACATGTCTCGACTGCACAAGTTCGACCCATAAGACCATACGCACATTTCGGTTGAGCACGCCATCATCATACCATTCGTTAATCTTGTATAACATCAACCAGTAAATATGTTGGCGACCTGATCTATCAAAACCTGAAAAGTCTCCAGCTATAAAGCCTTTATCTTCAGGTAAGGAGTGAACACTCATGCTAGTGAAGATCTCATGCCATTCTTTATAAGGATTGACTCCAACAGCAACTCCATTCTTAATTCTGTTCTCAATAATCCAGGAAGTAAAAGCACCAAAATAACGCCGAACTATCAGCAAGTAGTCCAAAGGACACCCTGAAAACAATCGCGTTTTTCTAGCAATAATCTTTTCTATTGAAACTCTTTCATCTTTGAGATTATCAGTATATATAAAGGATTGTCTGTTAAGCTTTTCCATTTCCAAAATCTTCTCTTTGCACATATCTACTAAAGCCAAACCTTCAGAAGTAAATTCTTTCGTCACCCCATGATTTAGCCATTTAGTCTTGCCTGGGTTGCTACCCTTCTGAAAAACAAAAGGAAAACCAGGGCTAGTACTTCTGTCTACTAGTCCAAAATTGTCACAATCCTTCTTTCCAAACGCAGATTCATGCCAAGACATCAATTGTTTCGCAACACCGCACTTTGTAGAGCGGCTGTCGATGTAACGAAACAATTCATCTGCAACTATTTTAGTTTTCATATGATCAAAGTGAACAGGCGGCATGGAGTACCTGTCTAAAGCTAGCCTATAGGCTGTTTTAGACAACACAGAACAATCTACTGGCAACATTGGCCACAAATTGTGTAGCACACTAGGTATGATGGAAGTCTTATTCGGGTAGGATATTGATTGGTCGGCATCATACAGTTGCTCCATCGCTATAGGGATATCAGGATCCTTACTATAAGCACATTGGAATTGGACAACATCATCAGTCACCAATTCATCAATAGCCCCAGGAGGTATATCTTCTATACAAAAGAAACTACCATAACCAACACCTTTAACAGTGTCACCCGCAACATGTAATCCAAATAATTTCTTCTCAATGGTAGCATCCTCCAGAGCTAGTATTGCTCCACAATGACCATCCCTGGTTGGGGCATCATAGCAAATTGGTGTTTTAAGGACAAATCGTTCTTCTCCAGAAGAATGGGAAGGATTAACATTTATAAATGGAACAATAGTAAATGTTAAATTGGCCAATTCACCGTCATGATTTGTTAAATAACCAGACAAAACCGCTGTTTTATTGGGTGGCTTCAAGGCAAAGTGGGACAATATATTTCTGTGTATAGAAACCAACCCACGCCTTAATTTTACCAACATGAGATCCCTAGATGACAAGGTACTAGTTTCATAAAGCCCCTGACTCTCCAATAGATCAGCCACAGTAAACATCCGATACATAAACAGACCTTTACCATTATTCTTTTGAAGAATAATAGTAGATTCTAAAGTAAGTCCATGATCAGGGTCCTTTAGAAATCCTTTCAGCCGCTGTATGAAGTGCCTTGGTGTGAGAAACAAGGAATCCCTCAAGAACAATATGCTACCAAGCATATTAGCTTGAAAAGAACTATTGTCTTTCAACATTTCTGGAGTAAAAATATGGTATGACAATACACATAGGTTAGACCTCTTAACAGATTCAATAATTGATCTGCCTTGTACATCGACGCCAGCTTGAAATTTGACTTCCCTTTTCTTCAAATCATATTGGGAATGTGCCTCCTTCAAACGTGCTAAGAGTGGTTCACGATCTCGAATAGTAATCTCTGTTTGAGCTAGAGCTTGTGTTATTGATGCTAATTCTTCTTCCGTAAAAGTAAACTTGAATTTTTCCTCGTACATTTCATATGGAATCCAGGTCTGTGTGGCATCTATGGGTACTTTCTTCCTATCACAAGTATGTTTAGAGACAGGAATTCTTTTAATCATAACTTTCCCATCTATCAATTGTTGGTTATAGTTGGCAAAACCAGCACAACTGCTATCCATACAAGGATCAGTAACAATAATGCTGTCTTCCGCACCTTTGTTCCAACTGTAGTGGTAAACTAAATTTATAACCCCTACTATTGTCATATAGTGGTAGGAATAATCCCACAAGTGGACCATTAAATTACTGCCAGACTCGGACAAAATTTGTCTTTTATCCTTAAAGAACTGCTTGGCGCCTTGCTTCGACCTTATAGATAAAAACTCTTTCATATCCATAACAGATGCTAAAACTCCATTTGTTATCGTAATAGCAACTTCAGCTACGGTTTTCCCAATGGCGAATCCTGTCATGAATGCCCTTCCTTGAACAGTGAATAAACCAGCAAACAACAAAACAGAAGTTATTGGTTGTTTATATTCATTATAATAGATTTCATGGTACTTCCTCATTACATCAGCATAGGAATCAGTCCTTTTAGCCACTTCGTGGGCCTTATTAATATTAGGCTCAATATTGGTTACAATCTCTGTATCAATTTCATCTTGTTGCTCATCTTCAAATAGAGCTTCCATTTCAGGGGGCAGTTGAGTTTCACTTTCCAATGAAGATACGAGCTCCAATTTAGTCTGGAAATTATCTCGATTTTTCCCATAAACTGTTCGGAGTCTTTTATACACTTCAGAAAAGGTTAACTGTTTACCTTTACTAGGCCCATTCTTTTCATTAGGAAACCATTCGTAAAAGTCTACCATGTCCTTAGACAATATAGTTTTGCCTGATTTATCTCTGGGCATTTTGGATTCGTCCAGGATTCGTTTACCATTCACAATTTTAGAGTAGCCATCATTAAGTTCAGCCCACACACAAACGTGCATGCGCCTGATTAGAGCATTTGCTGAATGTATGCTTGTGGGCTTGAATGTCTTTTGGTTCGTTGTAGCCAACACAAAATCACACCCAAAATAACTGTTACCCTTGTTTGGAAGATCCGCCATATGTAACATATAAGGTCGCTCATTAATTGCACGTATCCACTTTAGATACTCATTGTCAGGCGTACCCTGAACGTCTGTAGTTTGTCCAAAATCATCAAAAATGCAGATTTTATGGGACTTAAGATAACCATCCCAAAAGCCAGTTTCACTGGATGAATTATAAACTATAGAGCCTTTATTTTGCCTATAGAGCTTCATCTCAGCGTCATTCAAATAATCCATGGCAATTTGTTGTATAAAAATATCAAGAAATTGTGACTTTAACTGTCCTGGTTCGCCACCAATCATGAGAGCCGCAGGCTCAGGCCTACTGCCATTGACATCGTACCCGGAAGCAGAGAACTTTTCTTGCAGCTTGGAAAGAAAAGTAATCTCATAGTTAAGAGCTGCCGAATGCGAATCTCGATTACTCGTATTCCATCGCAACTCCTTCATCTTATGGAGTACTTCTCCCAGCTTACGCTGATTCTCTATACAAAAATGGAATTTCCCTTCATAACATGAATTGTGAATTTCTTCAGCTTCCTCAGCTAAAAGTTTAACTTCATCATTTCGTTCAAACATATACCTCCATTTTACTGGGATATACTCAGCCAATCCAGACCAAGACAAAAAGCCAATGAAAAGCTCAGATATATGTTTGAATATAGAATCTAAACCACCAGAAAAGCGATCAAAATGAGAAATCCCACTCATATACTTCTTAAGTGGTTCTTTACCAGGTAACCCTAAGAAGAGTGCTAAAGCACCCAAGGATAAACTAGCAGCCAATTTGCTGGCCGATTGCGATTCAACACCCTTGTTCAAATAGGAAACACAATAGGCTACAATTGTCTTAACTTTATCAGAATGTACTAAACCGAAAATACATGAAGCTATGCCAAACAGCTTAACTTTTCTATCTGTAACACCCACTAATAAATGGGCTGAGGTGCTACAGAGTAATACTAAACTTCCTATCGAAGCTATACTATGGAATAAATTACCGCCTCCAAATGAAGAGGGTAGTATCTTATCCGTCAGTAATGCTGTTATATTGTCTATTGATAAATTCTGTAAGACATCGGAAATACTTTTAAGTGAAGATGCGATATTTCCGGAGTCAAAGTCTTCAATGGTCTCAGACAAATTAACAATATTTTTAGGTAGTTGAGTGATTGTCGTCACTCCTTCAAACATTTGAGGATTAACCTCACTCAATTGATAAAATGCTTCTTTTATTGGTAGAAAATCATCAACTCTTATATATTCATTCTCAGTATTACCAACAAAGTCAAAATCGAAATTGATCCTAAAGTAAATAGCACCTCTAACATGGTAAAACCTGAGTTTTCTACGCTCAAGTACCCAATCATATTTATGGCGTTTGTTCTTAAAGACAATGGTTTCTGAAAATATTGGATCTTTCAAGGCAATGCCTCTATCAAATTCTGTCATATCATATCTTAGAGTATAAGTCAACACTCTCTTATCTTTAGCAACATGATTTTTCTTATGCACAAAAGAATCATCAAGGTGTATATCTCGAATAATCCCAAAATAATGTTCAGGGGTAGATCGACCATGAAGATCGACTGTGGAAGTATTGACAATAGATGAAGTCGTAATAGTTTGTGTATGAACGTTATTTCTTAGAATTATCAATGGGTTATGAACGTTAAATAGACTCAAAACATGAGTAACTTGTGAGAATTGCGTTGTGGAAATCTCAAAATTGCGCTTAGTATTCAAATCGTTATTTAATGTAATTGTGGCCATAATTGAGAATTTAAATTGTTTAAAACGGATAACCTAGTTTCCTATAAAAATTAAAACACTTGGGGTATATTTCCAACGATGAAATCTATTTCGACTAAACCTAACAAGAGGTGGTGTTATAGAGCCTCAGCCCCACCAGCAAATGATACAGGCGTCATCTAATAGAAAGCAAGTATGTACTGTAATCAAGCGTCAAAATTCTTAACCAAAACTTTGATTCCAAGTAAAATAAGGTTTTAGAGCCCATCCCTAGAGGCTTGTCCCGGTAGAGATCTTTTTGGTATTTGCATTATATATTGTTTAAGTATGCTTTTCAATCTAATTATGCTCCTAAAAAGGAAAATTGGAATTATATTTTAAACTAAAGAAAGAAACTAAGATAGAAAGTAGGAAAATCTTCAACCAGGGTATTGGCAAAGTGCATGAGTGCTTTCATAAACTTGTTATTGGAGCACCAGCAAGAATCTATCAATGCTGTTAGCCTTACACTAATGACAATAGGAACTTGTCCGCAAACGAGCTCTTGGGCTAATTATTA